TGTCCTTCTCCAAAAAAGGATTGTAATTTAACATCGCCTGTTTCGCCTGTATCCACAAGAAAGTCAGGTCTGACACCGATACCGCCAGCTTGACCTCCAAAATCAAGTATTTGACCTTTTAATATTCTAGCTAAACTGAATTCAAGCTTTGTCAAATAAGATAATTTACCAACACCAGACTCTTTGATCAATGCTGCGCCTGCTTTTGCATCTCCTTGTGCTCGTAGTTTACCAGCTTCTGATCTTACTTTAGCATTTTTATATAAAGCGTCATAAAGAGGTATATTGTTACCTACAGCTTTACCGTTAAGTAAAATTTTATTACCACTTTTAACGGATAAAGAAACGGCCATTATGTAACAATCCTGTATAAATCTAATATACGTCTGATATGTGGAGGAAAATTACCTGCTAGCGGATACTTATCTCCACGCTCTCCTTCAAATGAGAAGCCTTTCTTTTCTTGATCTTGCTTATAGATAAGCTTAATTACATCGAGTGTAGCCATCTGTAAATCTTGAGGAATATCTGTGCTTTCATATCCTGCCCGATATTCAACCTTTACTCCTGAAGGATAGGGTTGAAAAGAGGGAGGACCAGCAAGTGTCATAGCTGGATAAGAATTACGTATGGTAGGATATGTACCACGTACTCCGACACCACCTACGTCACGAGTTACTTCTCCCATATCACGTGTAAAAGAATACTCATTAATAGCGTTGTGAACATCTTTTGCCTCTGTAGCTTTATTTTTACCGTCAAAGTGAATCAGGGTCACAGTTTCATTATCAGGTCTAAAACGTTTAGTCGGAGGAGTAAATGTTGCTTCTTTGTATCTAGCTTTATTAGAAAAACGCACTTCGTCAATATATCCAGCTAAATTACCTCCAATTATTACATTAGAGGTAAAAGTATGGTTAGACTCTGTATAACTAGCATTATTAAATAAGTTACCATTCATATGAACGTATAATCTTTGATTCTGAGAATCAAAACTGTAAGCCACATGGGTAAAAAAACGAGGAATATAGTTGCCTGTTATAAAGTCAGCTGATGTACCTCTGATTAAATTTGTTGCGCCCCCAAAACGAGACCTAAAATACAATCCAAAATTATTTTCTAAACCAAAATCCATAAAATGTGTCGCATTCGAGTTAAATGAGATTATAGAGTTAGTAGGTGGAGACGCGGCGTCACTGCGAATAAAAAACTCAACAGTAAAATCACCCTCTTCAAATTCTAACTGTTCTGGCATATTGCCACTTTCTACAAAATCATTTAAACCAACTTCTAAAGATGAGGTGCCAAAATTCTTTGTACGTGAATTGAGGTGAGCATCGTTTTTAAATACGATACTCATCTCATCACTATCTGTTGAAATAGGGCGGCCTATAGTAGACGGATCGTCTAAAACCTTATCCTCAATACCATCAAATTCAGTAACTTGATATACATTAGATAAAGGAAGTCTAGAAACCATTACCGAAGACTTTCCACCATCAAAAACTTCTACGTAATCATTAGCTAAAACTTCTTGGCCAATATAGTGTTCAACCATACCGGTTGCATAACTAATTATGTTTGCTAGTCTAGCATCTGCTGTAGTGCTAGAAATAGATAGATAATCTTTTACTTGGTCAATTGTTACATAAGGATATTTTCCCAAGTTTTCTTCAAATCTGTCTGCCATAAGATCCACCTTTTTAAAATGTTAGGACTCGTCTTCGTCCTCATCGTCTTCTTCAGAGTCGTCCTCATCATCCCACTCTTCTTCATCCCACTCTTCTTCATCCCACTCTTCGCCTTCTTCTATTTCAGTAATTACGTCTTCAGGAAAAATAGTAGCATCTACAATGATTTCAGGCTCCTCTACAGGAACATACCCTGCTTCCCAAGCATCAGCTTCTGCCTGTGCTTTATCAACACTGTATCCATGTCGATACATCCAAGAAACAGCTTCTTCTCGTGTTGTAATATGATCAGGAATAATCTTACTCATTTAAGTCTCCCTATAATATAAAGGGAGGCGGTGACCGCCTCCCCCGTAGTAGTCTAACAATTTGTTAGCTAGGCTTAGCCAGCTTCAACTGATACAGCATATGAATACTTAGTAGCATCCAGAGCTGAGCTTGCATTGGTGGTCAGTGCCTTGAAGTCAATACGAGTTGACATGTACATTGCAGTGACCTGCTGGCGTGGTTCGTATTCACTCTCGATCTCGATACCACGACGTTCTGCGATCATAAAGCCAGGCTTATAGACCAGAGCACCGATGTCGTTACCTGTGACACCAACGTTGTCAAGGAACTCGGTAATGGCAATCGGAATACCGTAAACGGCACCGACTGAACCAGTCAAGTAAGTTGCATTCGGACCAAACTTATCAACAGTCTGGAAGTCTGAAGTTGTTACGAGGTTGTTGTAACCTTCGATTGAGGTCAGGTAAACAAGGTCGTTACCAAGCTGAAGACCATACTTACCAAGCTTTGTACGAGCAGCTGCGATATCTGACGGATCAGCTTTATCGTTTGCAGAACCTGTATCAACAGTCAGTCCAGCTCCTACGTCATCAGTCAGGTTAGTAATACCTTCGATGACAGAAGCATAACCAGTACCAGCTGTAATAGCATTGGTCGGGGACTGGGTAAAGCCAGCCAGTGCACCAGTACCACGCAGGATTGACTTATCAATCGCGCGAGCAAGGCGGCGAGTAGCAGCAGCACGCAGGAAGTCGAGGAGAGGAAGAACTGTATCTTCTTCTTCGTCTTTAGCGAGGTGGGTAGTTGCCATAAACTTATGCGGTGTAAAGTCTACAGAGCTGATTGTGTTCTGGTTAGAAGCCGGAACACGTGAAGAATCAGCGATTCCTGTAGCAAAAGTGCCAGAAGCAAACTGTGCTACGTCACCGTCTGTATCTTCATCTGCAACCGGTACGCGGAAGGTTTTTGCGTCTACTGCGAGACGGTTAAACAGAGGAGCAACTACAAGCTGCTGTTCCATTTCAGTATAGATGTTGCTTGAGAAGTTGCTAAGGAACTGATCTACAGTTGTAACAGCTTTCATACGCTCGCCCATCTTTGTATCAAAGACGTCACGCTTATTCAGAAGCTTGGCTACGAGAACAGCATTAGCCATGTCTTTCTCAGAGAACTGCTGCTGTGAGCGGCTGCTCTCTTGGTAAGCCATTTTAGAACGCTGAAGTGCGGCGATCTCTTCCTGATATTTTTTCATCTGAGCCTGCATCTCTGCGACTTTTTCAGATTCTTGCGGGGTATATGCAGTAGGTGCATCACCCTTAACCAGCATCTGCTGATCTGCTGCCTCGGCCTCAGCCATAATTGCTTCACCAGTTTTTTCTACCAGCTCGGCTACTTGAGGTTCGGACACTTGAATTGGAGCTGCAGGAGCAGCTTCTTTTTTGATCTCTTCAGAGGCTTTCTTTTCAGATGCGCCTGTATCGAGAACGATTGGTGTATCAACGACTTGCTCAGCCATTTCTTTCTCCTTCGTAGAATTGATATGAAGCTCTTCAGACTGATCAACAGATCCTGCGTCTTCACTTGCTTTTGTTTCGATTTTTTCGACTTGTGAAATCTCTTCTTCGTTCACATTAAGAACATTATCACAGTCATTGCCTTTTGCGTCAACCTCTAAAAATTTATAGATTGGGCTTTGGCCTGTAGCGAGTTTAGTTACTCTAAACATTTTTTCTTGATAGTGTACTAAATCACCATGTTGAATTGAATTTGCGTCGTCCGAAAGCATGTTAACAAATGGAATTGATTCATTAGCGTCACGAACTGTAAGTTCTTCTTCCTCATCTTTTTCCATATCTTCAACTACTTCCTCGGTCTCAGCTTTAACTTCAATATCTGTGGCTTCAGTTTCAACTTCAGCCGACTCATCTTTTTCAGTTGTAGCTTCTTCAACCGCAGATTCAAGTTCTTCGGCTTTAGTATCTACAACATCCTCAGATTTTGAGTTAGTCATTGCTTCCTCCTCGGATGGAGACATCGGACGTTCGTTAACAACCTCGCCCTCCTCCATATCATGAATTGGGACACCCATCATCGTAATATCGTGAGAATGACCTTCGGACTCCATCACAATACCTCCGACAACTTTGTGAGCATGGTTAGACATATGAGATGCGTATGTAGTTACTCCATTACCGTTTTCGTCCATTTCGACGGTATGATAATGGCCCATGCTTACGTCGGTGATCCCCGCTTTAATCTTACGCATCATCTTAATTTCTTCTTCGTCAGCTTCTTTAAGAGACTTTTTAAAATCCTCATATTCAGAATCTGTTTCAAACGATTTACGAATAGAAAACAAAGATTCTTGATTACAAGGAACAGAAACGACAGAAATTTCAAGTAATTCTACGTCAGTGATAAGCATAGAATCATCTTCGCGATTGTACTTTCCATCTTTCACTCTAAATCCGACTGAAAAACTTTTTAGTGCTCCATCCTTAATTAAGGTTTGGACACCGTGATTTTTTTCAGCGGCTTCAGAAACTGAAGCCTCTACGTGAATTCCTTTACGATCCACTCTAATCTGCTCAACACGTCCAATAGGACAATCATGTTTATGCTGATAGAGTAAAACAGGATTTTTTCTGTAGTTTTCAACACCTTTAGCCCAAGCCTCTGCAGTTACAACGTCATTAGAACGATCTTTTGCAGTAGTATTAGCATAACCAGCAATCTTAATTGATCTTGATTTTTTGCTTAAGGCTTTAGTCTCGAAAGAACTGTTGAGATAAAAAGTTTTATTCATTAGTTTCTTCCTCATTTCCATCTGGATTTTCTCCAGTTATAGGTCTTCCACCTTGGGTAGAATCAGTTGCACTACCTGTGATGTTTTGTGGTATTCTTATGGTATCATTATTTTCAAGTTTTGGAAATCTTAATCCCTCACGAGCTTCATTTGGGGTAATAATTCCAGTATTGACGAGAGTCGAGTAATAAATTGCCTGTGTTCGATTATCTGGTTGTAAGGCAGGGACTTTTAACCTATCAGGTCGAATAGTGACTCCATTATTAAAAAAGTGAGCAAATGCGGAACAAAACTGTGTTAACATAGGAACTACTGTATGTAAGTAAAATAATTTTTGATTAGCATCAATATTAGCATTATTCCCAGACTTTAGAAGAACGTAAGGAACTCCTAATGATTTAGCCATATCCTGCTGAATTCGTTCAATAGAGTTTTCAAAGTCTAATTGATCAAATGATTTAGTTGAAAACTCATCTATTTTTAATCCACCATCTAAAATTGCAGGATTACGTGCGCCATCAAAAATCGTTGTATAAGTAGATCTCCAGGCTTCTAGTAATCTCTGTTTTAC